AGCACGTACAACAAGGGGAACGTATATGATCCACGGAATTCGCTATGCCTATTGGTAATCAAAGCCATTTCAGGAAGTTCAACAACTTTATACTCTTTCAAAAGTCCATGGGACGTTGGCCGTATAAATGAAATTCTATCTTCTGGTAGGGAGCTTGTCTTTTTTAATGGTAAGTTTGATCTGTCTTGGCTTAGACGTGAGTTTGGATATGTGCCTCCTTTCGGGACTCGTATCTATGATTGTCAATATGCTGAGTTCCTTTTTAGTAATCAAACTTGGAAGTTCCCCGATCTGCGAACCGCTTGTCTCAACAGAGGATTAGATCCTAAACAAGACTACATCAGTGAAACATATTGGGACCAAGGTATTGACACAGTCGATATCCCCATGGATGAACTGGAAGAGTATTGTATTAATGATGTGGAAATTACACATCAGTTGTATGTATCACAAATGAAAGACTTCACCACTACTTATAGCCACATGATCAAACTCTTTAAGTTGCATATGCATGATCTGCCTGTGCTTCTAGAGATGGAATGGAATGGTCTTAAGTATAATGCTGCAAGATCGCTGGAGATCGCTGAAGAAAACGATATCCGTATTGCTGCTCTCGAAACACAACTCAACAATATAGTTGACTTTGAAATTAACTGGAATTCAAACAATGAAAAATCTGCAATCCTTTATGGCGGCAGCGTTAGCCGCGAACATCAAGTTCCAATCGGACACTTTAAAACTGGGGCTAGAGCTGGTCAAATCAAGTACAAAAATGTGGAATCCAAAACAGAGTTTCCTCAACTCGTTTCCCCACTATCCGAGTACAAGTTCGGTGAACGTGTCGAAAACCGATCAGTAGCAGAAGATGTACTGCGATCTCTAAAACCAAGCAAGCTGGCTAAGAAACTCATTGAGTTAATTCTTGAGCGCAGTAAACTAGAGAAGCAGAATGGAACGTATCTTAAGGGACTTCCCAATAAGATGCAGACTATGGGTTGGGGAGATTACTTACACCCCTCGTATAACCAATGTGTTGCGGTAACGGGACGGGTTGCATCTTCCAATCCAAATGGTCAAAACATTCCACCAATCGGGAAGCGCCTGTGCGAGAGTAGATTCCAATGAATAAACTAATCAAAGATGGAAAAGTAGCAGTACTTGTAAGCTATGGATATGGTGCTGGATGGTATTCGTGGACGAATATTCTAGATTGTTTATTTGATCCAGAAATTGCACAACTTGTACTAAATGGAACCAACACTAAAGTTATTGAACAATGTGCCCAGACAAAATGGCCTGATGCATACTGGGGAGGAGCCAGTGGATTAACTGTCCATTGGATTCCAGAAGGCACTCAATTTAGAATTGATGAGTATGATGGTGCTGAAAGTATTGAATATAATCAGGATGTACATTGGATTATTGCTTAAATGCCTATAGTAAATGTTGATGCTAAAAGCCTAGAATGGTGCACATATTTGTACCTAAGTCAAGACAAAAATGGAATCGAAGAATGGCACAATGTTGTAAATGACCCAAGTAAATTTGATATCCATCTTGACAATCAAACGAAGTTTAATCTACCTTCACGGCTGATCGCCAAGGTATTTTTGTTTCGTTGGATTTATCGTGGACCAGCATTTGCTTACTGCCATGACCCAGATTTTGCGGCGGTAAGTAACAAGCAGCAATATTGGCAAGATGTTATTGACCAGTATTATTCAAAGTACCATGGTCTATACAAGACACACATGAAGTATCTACAAGAGGTGAATGCTACCGGAAGGTTACGTTCACCCCTTGGTAGACAATACCAATTCAAGAAAAATAAACGAGGTGAATTTTCCGAATATGAAGTTACCAACTACCCCAATCAGGGTCTTGGAGCGGACGTTATGGCTGTTGCTAGGGTTAGCCTTGCTGCCCGTTTTTCTAAGTATAAGTTGCGTAGTTTACTTATTAGCACTATTCATGATTCTCTCACATCCGACTCGCCCCCTGACGAGGTTGAAGTGGTTAAGGAAATCATGGTAGATGTGTTTAAGGATCTTCCTAAGAATATTGAACGAGCCTTTGGCATCGAATGGAATCTCCCGATGCTAGGTGAAGTATCAGTAGGACCAAACATGAAAGATCTTGAAGACTAGTATTAGCCCGAAAGGGCACGCACTTTGTGCTTGACACATAGAAAATATGTGGTATAATATTAAGTATAGATAGTAATTAATTAATAAATATAAATAAGAAAGATAACATGCAAATTCAAATTCAATTCATTGATGCGTCTGTAGAAGATAAGGGTAAGTACAAGATGGCTGAAGTGACCTTTAAGGATATTGCTAAGGGTCAAACATCGTCTAAGAAGCTTATGTCTTTCAGCAATCCTGCTGTCTATAAGACTATTGTCGATGCAAAGAAGGGTGAAGTTTATGCCATCGAAATGCAGAAGAATGAGAAGGGCTATTGGGATTGGATTGGAGCGACTATCGCAACTGGTGTTAACACTGGGTCTGGCGGTAGCCCTGAGACTGGCACAAAGGGCACAGGTTCAACGAGTTTCTCTTCACCCAAGTCCACCTATGAGACTCCTGAAGAACGTGCCAAGAAGCAAGTCTATATTGTTCGTCAGTCGTCAATTAGCTCCGCAATTGATACTCTCAAGACAGATAAGAAAGCTCCAACTGTTGGCGAGGTCATTGATCTTGCCAAGCAATACGAAGCCTTCGTCTTTGGTGTGGATGTAGATCCTCCTAAGCTGGCAGATCTGCCTACCTTTGACGACGATGACGACGTGCCAATGTAATGATTAAGGTACATGATTATCATTGCAAGGAATGTGATCATGTCTTTGAGAAGTTTGTTTCCACAGGCGGCACTCCTCAAGAGTGTCCGCTATGTGGTTCAATCAAGACAGAGCAGATTGCTACCAGTGCAGCGTTTAAACTAACAGGACAAGGGCAGTACTCATCACGGATGAAAGTATGATAGCATTAATTGACGGAGACATTGTAGCATATCGTTGTGCAGCAAGTTGTGAGCGTACTGTAGAAGGCGAGAGAATTTGTGAGGCTGATGAAGAAGTTGCGCTGCTACGAACAGAACAACTAATGAAGCAGATCATTCATACTACTCAAGCAGATGCTTACAACTGTTTCCTTTCTCCTTCTAAGAACTTCCGTTACCTTGTCTATCCTGAATACAAAGCTAATCGTAGAGACACTGTTGATCCTGTCCATCGTAAAGCTTGTAAGCAGTATCTCATGGACCACTGGAATGGGGAAGTCTTTGAAGGTTATGAAGCTGATGATGCTCTAGCATGGAGTCAAACGTATAATGAAAGTGTTATCTGTTCTATTGACAAAGATCTTAAACAAGTTCCGGGAAACCATTATAACTTTGTTAAGGAAGAAGTTGATTTTGTTACTACAACAAATGGATTATCCACCTTTTATCAACAAGTCTTAATTGGTGATAAGACCGATAATCTAATTGGTCTCACAGGCATTGGTCCAAAGAAAGCAGCCAAGTATTTAGAAGGTTGTTACGAAGAACAAGAAATGTTTGATACAGTCTATGACATGTATCAAGATAAACATCAACTCGCGATTAACCTCATGTGTATGTGGTTATGTCGTGAGAAAGGAGTAACATGGGCAAATCGAACGGACACCCAATTAATTATACCCTCAACGTTAGAACACGAGCTGGGTCTGATGTTAGAGTCTATGAAATCTTCTACGAAGACTACATAAACGGTGCGTATTATGACGAAGACAGTGATGTGTGGTGGCCCTGTCAATGGGCTTTCAATGGTTGCTATGCAGAAAAACCTTCTAGTTTGGATCTAGTCAACATATGAAAATTCAAAAACAATTTACACCTATTACCGTTGTATTAGAATCTGAGAAAGATCTGGTGGATTTTCATAACATCTTACGTGCTGCATATAGAGAAGAAAATAAGAATCGTTTTCCATTTTGTTCAGCTAAAGAATCTGATTTACAATATAAAATTCAATATCTAATTGATAAGGTTTGTAAATGAGTGAGCGGAAACGGCGCAGCAAACTAGAGTTAAAGTTTGAGGAGATTCTTCTTGAGAACCAAGCTGAGTACGACTATGAAGTTACAGTTATCCCATATACAGTGCCAGAGTCACAACATAAGTACACGGTTGATTGGACCCTACTTAATGGACCACTTATTGAAACAAAGGGGTACTTATCTGACCACCAAGAACGAAACAAGTATGTCTTGCTTAAGCAACAATATCCTGACCTAGATCTGCGGTTTGTCTTTGACAATCCTAATAAGCTTTGTGGTGGTACTAAGTACAGCCACGCTAAGTGGGCAGACAAGCATGGGTTTGTTTGGTGTGGTATTCGAGATGTGGAGACTATCCAATCGTGGATATCAAACATAAACTAGATACTGATGAAGGAACATTTGAAGTTTACGTTAAAGCATCACAAGACGACCTCAACTATTTGCAGAGGTTGTCTTTGATGTATTTAATAGACCAAGATATGTTTCCCTTTCGTCTACTCTCTGCAGACGATGCTTGTAATTTTCATAATACACCAGAAATGATCCAATGATTACAGTCAAATTTAGATACTCTGATGGAGTCGTAGTGACTAAACATTTTAAAACCATGGCAGAAATGCATAAGTATGCACACAACGAAGGTGATCACTTAATAGAGATTATATATCTATGAAGACACATCTCATTATCCCGGACACACAATGTAAAGATGGACATGACTTTGAATTTCTAACTCGTATTGGTAAATATATTGTTGATGTTCAGCCAGATGTTGTTATTCACCTAGGCGATTTTGCTGACATGCCAAGTCTATCTAGCTATGACGTAGGAAAGAAATCATTTGAAGGCCGTCGTTATACCAAAGACATTGATGCAGCTAAGAAGGCTATGTATTGTCTTCTTGAGCCATTGTATTCTTATAATGTTACAGCTAAAGCACAAAAGAAAAAGCAATATAATCCACGAAAGGTAATGCTTCTAGGCAATCATGAGAACCGTATTAATAGGGCTATCAACGATGATCCGAAATTGGAAGGACTCATTAGTACGCAAGATCTTCCCTATCAAGATTGGGAAGTACATGATTTCCTTAAGCCTGTCTTTATCGACGGTATCGCTTATAGTCATTATTTTCCAACAGGAGTTATGGGTAGAGCAGCTACAACTGCATCTGCTATGGTTAGCAAGTTACATATGTCTTGCATTGCTGGACACCAACAAGGAAAACAAGTCGCCTACGGTAAGAGACCAGATGGTTCTACTATCACTTGCATCATTGCTGGTTCATGTTATGAACATGATGAAGATTATCTAGGGCCGCAAGGTAATAACCATTTTCGTGGGATTCTTATGGCGTATGATGTACAGAATGGTTCTTTTGATGAACACTTTGTTTCGCTAAAATATTTGAAAGAGCATTATGCAAAGTTTAATTGAACGATTGCGAATTCGTGCTACAATTCGCCGACAGATTAGTACACGTAAATCTGTTCAAGAAAACAAACCTGATCGTTTAGCTGATTTACTAGAAGAAGCTGCAAATGAAATTGAAAGGCTTTTAAATGCAAAGTCCTAGTCATTATGGCGACACTCGACTAATGGATTTGCTTATTGACAAGCAAGTTCCATTTGCTGAAGGTAACATCATGAAGTATGTATTTAGATGGCGTGAGAAAGATGGTCTTAAGGATCTCTATAAAACACGCGACTATCTCAATGCTCTTATTGCACATGAAGAACTTAAGGAAACTAAATGAACGCAAACTCCTATCAACAATGGACACAAACAGTTGCTATCTACCCCGGTGCAGGTACTGGCAATGATGCAGAACTTTCATACCTCGGTCTTGGCCTTAATGGAGAAGCCGGTGAAGTCGCAGACAAGATTAAGAAACATCTTCGTGATGGCAAGCTTGATATCGGCGGTATCATTTATGAACTAGGTGATGTCTGTTGGTACGTCGCTCGTCTTGCTGAGTCTCTTGGATATTCTTTAGAAGATGTCCTAGAGATCAACCACTCAAAGTTGGAGTCTCGCAAGACTCGTGATGTTCTTACTGGGTCAGGCGATGCACGTTGAACTTGAATTCATTACTCCCAATGCTCTTGAGCGGATTGGTCGCTACGCTGGTATTTGTTATAATTCTAATCTTGAACCTGAAAGTTGTGTTCGACGCGCTGTTAGCTGTAAGGATAAAGGACATCTTGCTACCTTGCGTTTTGCAAACGCTACTTTCCATGTTAGTGGTATCAGTAGGGTATGCTCTCATCAGTTCGTCCGTTCTAAACATTTAGATTTTCTTCAACGAAGTCAGCGATATTGTTCTGAGTTACAAAGTTCTGTAGTAGAACCAAAGATGACACAAGAACAAGAAGCAGAATATTTCACTGCGATTCTTGGTGCACAAGAAGCATATGAAAATCTGATTAAAATGGGAATGCGAAAAGAAGATGCACGGTTTGTTCTTCCAGAAGCTACTACCACTGAACTTATTGTTACAGGAAACTTCCAAGCATGGATAGATTTCATCCGATTACGTGCCGACAAACATGCCCAATGGGAAATTCGGGAAGTAGCTAAGACAATCAATAATATTCTTGCTAAAGAATTAGACAATCAACTTTTTACTTGGATGCCATAAATGAGTATGCTTTTAACTACATTACTTTCAGCCCTTATTCCAGTAGGTGTTGAAGGAATTAAACAGGGTATTAATGCCATCACTGGTGGTGTTAAACCTACTACAGTCGCAGAACAAATCCAACTAGAAGAACAAGACATCAAACGTCTAGAAGCTGTTGCTAAACTGGACAATCCCGGTGGTACACCTAGTCAATGGGTTGTTGATCTGCGGGCGTCAGCCCGATACATCGCTGCCTTTGTTGTCATTGGTGGTGGTATCAGTTCTGCGTTTGTTCCTGAAATTGATCTTGCTGTTAAAGCTCTAGCACTAGAAGCTGCCAATATTGCCTTTGGTTTCTTGTTTGGTTCTCGTATTACGGCACAACTTAAGAAGTAATATGTCCACATTTCACGACCTTCTAGAACAATTAAAACACGAAGATGAGGTCACGGTATTAGAGATTTTAGATATCGCATCTGACGAGCTTGTAGATGCCTTAGAGGGCATTATATTTGATAGGCAGCAACGTGTTCGAGACTATTACAATGAAGATGACGAAACCGTGGACAGGGAAGAAGGATAATCTTCCTTCCTCTACGAAAAAAGAACATCATAAAGAGCGCAAATCAAAAGAAGAATTAGTCCATCGTTGGCAAGAATACGATTGGGAACTACAATTAGAGGATTTTACATGTGGTAACAACAGCAGAATATTATCAGAAGAATAAAGAAAAGATTAAACAACAATCACAACAATATTACCAAGAACATAAAGCAGAACGGTTAGAGTACCAACGAAAACATAGAGAAGCAAATAGATCTAGGTTGTCTTTACGAGATAAAAATAAAAGATATTTGCGATTAATAAAAGCAATCGAACTTTTAGGTGGATGTTGTTCCTCTTGTAAACAAATATATGATCCATGTGTGTATGATTTTCATCATGTTAATCCAAAAGATAAAAGTTTTACTATTGGAGAAAATATGTTAGTATCAGAAGATAGATTTTATTCTGAACTTGTTAAATGTAAACTGCTCTGTGCAAACTGTCACAGACTTGAACATAAGAAAGATAATAATGCAACAGAGTAGATTTAAAAACCAATTTGCAGAGCATATTTTTAAAGCTAAGTACAGTCAAGGTGTCAATGATACATGGGATGCACTTGCTGAACGCTTGGTAGAGGATGTGTGTGGCACACGTTTTGGAAAAGATCGTGCTCTGATGTCTGACGAAGATCGTGGTCAGCTTGTAGAGTATATTAAAGAAATGAAATTCATTCCGGGCGGTCGTTATCTATGGTATGCAGGTCGTCAGAATAGTTATTTCAACAATTGTTTTCTACTTAAAGCTGAAGAGGATACACGAGAAGAATGGGCAAATCTAACACAACGAGCAGTCAGTTGCTTGATGACTGGGGGTGGAATTGGAATCGACTATTCTACTCTACGTCCGAGTGGGAAGCCGCTGACTCGTACTGGTGGATTGTCCAGCGGTCCAGTGCCATTGATGCAGATGATAAACGAAGTTGGCCGCGGGGTGATGCAAGGTGGATCAAGACGATCCGCAATTTACGCAAGTCTCAACTGGCTTCACGAGGATATACCCGCTTTCCTCACAGCAAAGAATTGGTCTACCAGCATCCGAACTTTAAAGGAACAGAACTTTAATTTCCCTGCTCCATTGGACATGACAAATATCTCTGTGAATTATGATGACAAGTGGCTCTATCACGCTGATCGCCATCTGTTGCACACCTTCCAAGAGAATTGTCGTCAAGCTATGATGACTGGTGAACCGGGATTCTCTTTTAACTTTGGTGATAAACAGAATGAAACCCTTCGAAATGCATGTACGGAAGTTACATCTGAGGATGATTCTGACGTATGCAATCTTGGTTCAATCAATATTTCTAATGTTTCGTCTTTGGAAGAATTCAAACATATCGTTGAACTCGGTTCCAAATTCCTTGTTTGCGGAACGTTACGAGCAGATCTTCCATATGATAAAGTATATAAAGTACGCGAAAAGAATCGACGACTTGGACTTGGACTTATGGGTATCCATGCATGGCTACTACAACGAGGGCAGGGATATGAAGTAACTCCAGAACTACATGAATGGTTAAAGGTATATAAGAATGAATCCGAACGATCAGCTAATGAACATTGTGAACACCTGTTCATCTCAAAGCCAGTTGCTTATCGAGCAATTGCCCCAACAGGGTCTATTGGTATCCTCGCAGGAACAACTACAGGTATTGAACCACTGTTTGCAGTTGCTTACAAACGCCGTTATCTCACTGACGGCACAAAGTGGAAATATGAATATGTTGTTGACACAACTGCCGATCAACTAATCAAAGAGTATGGTCTTGATCCCAGTAAGATTGAGACTGCTTATGGACTAAGCCATGACTACGAAAAACGACTCAAGTTCCAAGCTGACATTCAAGATTATGTTGACATGTCAATCTCATCCACAATCAACCTTCCAAGTTGGGGCAGCAAAGACAATAATGAGGGGTGTGTCGCAAAGTTTGCAGAGACACTTTCACGCTATGCGCCACGACTACGGGGCTTCACCTGTTATCCAGATGGAAGTCGAGGAGGTCAACCTCTAACAGAAGTTCACTATGAAGAAGCAATCAAGCATAAAGGAACTGTTTTTGAAGAGAACATTGATCGTGCTTGTTCATCGGGGGTTTGTGGTATTTGATTATAAAAATAAAAAGGAAATACATTGAACGAAGAATTCAAGACATTACTACTAGAAACATTACGCGAAGTTAAGCAACATCCAGAAGGTGAAAAAGGAGTGGCATTTGTCATGCCTTTTGAAGAAGAACCTGATTGGGAAGTTGCAATTGTGTTTAGACCAATCACAAAATAATGGACGTAAAAAAGCCCTCTTGGAGAAATCCTTGAGGGCTTTTTGTTTTAGTACTCCCATAACATGTTGGGATCGTACTCACCTTTCTTAAACACAGACTGTAATCCTTGGTAATGGTCTGGATCATTATTTAAAAGTGCATTTAGTCTAGCACGAACTTCTCCCATATTGTGTTGATACTCTAACGCAGAACCATTAGATTTAGCAACAGTAGTTCCATCGGACAAGTTATTGTACATCTTATCATAGGGATGCTGTATCTCATGACCAATGGATTCACGCTTGGAAATGTCTGACAAACTATTATTGATTGTTAACTTTCTACTACCATCTGCAAATCTATCAGAGGTTCCCCATAAGTTTTTACGCAAAGGTTCAAAAGATACTGGAATATTTCCAACATCCTTAGACAATCCATTAGTCAGATCATTAACGGTGTATATTCCTGTTGATCCTTTAGGCGGCACGCGAATATCGTCTTTTAAAAACTGAAAATAATCATCGCCCACTTTCACAACATTATGGTCATCAAACAATTGTCTTGCTGTTCTTCCTTGCGAAATAGATTGTAGCAAATGTTTAGGAATTGTATGGAACTTTTTAAGCACCCCAGCACCTATAGCTAGAGGTGCTTTGCCCGGAATCAAATCAGAAAAAAGACTTGCCAACTCTGAATTTTTATAAGCAGACTGAGCAGATGGATTCATCACACTAGCTTCGTTTGGAAGACCAAAGAAACCAGATAAACCTGCTTTCGCAGTTTCAAAATCTTCTCTGGGATTTCCATACACACCAAATTGTTGTTTAGGTAATGAACCCATTACTCATTCCTTTCATAACCCATCTCCATAAGTTCACGTAGATTGCGTGCTTGGGATTTTGTTTTAAATTTTCCTTGGTTGTTTGTAATCATACGATCAAAGATAGGACGATTCTGTTTAAAGACTTCGTTCTTCAGCATGGCTTTCAGTTCTTCAGATGAAATGTCACCACTCATATAAAGATCCTTAATCATTTGTTGACCAGCAGCTTTGTCATCCGGAGTTGAACTTAACATAAGATCAATGGCATACTGCTTACGCTGTGTTGCACTCATCTTGGTTGCTTCAATTTCATTGCGTTGATTACGTGCCTTAGACTCAGCAACAGAAGACGATCCTAGGTACTTTGCTGTGCGTTCTAGAGGGGTTCTCTCCACCATAGCTTCACCTCGTTTACCAAACTGAGTGAAGCCATGTTGATCATAGAGATCATCCTTAATGCCCCTAGCAATCCCACGAGGTAAAACCTTGTCCCAATTCTTCTGTGCTTCTGGATCATGAACATTACCATAAATATCTTTAGCTACACCCATTCCACCCACTACTAAGTTCTTTGTGGCAGAGAATGGAAGAGAAGCATCTGCCCACGAAGGAGCACTTGCAATATCACCAAAAGGTTTCATGATAGATTGGTAACGAGTAGAAGCACTCATATCAACACCAGTCAAACCAGAAATCAATCCCCTAGACACCATTGCAGAATGCTGCTCTGCTACCTTAGTCCAACTAGGAAGTGTCTCTGCACCAATGTATTTAGACTTAACTAAAAGTTGTCTAATATACTCATAGTCAGCTAAGAAAGGCAGACCAAGCAGCCCTCCCATAATCATCATTGATAACATGTTAGCCATGAGAGCAAGACTTTCTCCAGTAGCTTTTGAAAAGGTTTGGGCATTTGGATTTTTCGCAAAATCAACCGTACCCTGCACCGTTCCTTTCACATCTACTGCGAGGTTAGACATTTGCCCATGAATGAATCCCTTCAATGGAGACATCGCTGTACCAAACCAACCAAGTTCTTTATACAAAGTTGGTAGGTTTTCACGTCCCATTGGGATCATATTCTCGTTAGCTACGCGACCAGCCTCTTCCCATAAAGCCTTACCGGACATACCTTGGTTCTTTAGGAACTCATACGCCATGTTGTATGACACAACACGACTGAAAGTATCAGCACCTTCTGTTAGTTTCTCACCCACTAAACGTGCATACCACTTGTCTAGTTTAGATTTGTTCACAGAAGCAGCATCAACACCACCAAGATCAGCATGAATTGTTTTATGCACTATATCTAGTGTTTGAGACACGTGTAAAAATCCGCGCATAGAATCTTCATCGTGCATAGATTTGAAGAATGTTTTTGCAATACCTTTGAAGCTGGCACTAATTGCCTCAAGTGGGTTGGCACCCTCTTTAAGCAGCATACGACCTGCTTGTAGTGGAGCAAGCGCCTGTGAAATCCATGTTACAGGGGCAGATGTTAGGTTGATGTTATAACCTAATCTACGCATGACATTGAAGGCACTCTCTAGTTCATCTTTTGGAATGTGCTTTCCAGAGAATATATAAGCAGTTTCATTTGCAGCATTCTGAAAAACAGAACCAAAATCATTAATGGATTTTGTTAGTTCCTTAGTTCCAAAAACATTCAATTCACTATCTAAGAAATGTTTTACAACTGCATTTGCATTAGGTTGCTTCTGAATAATTTCAGCAATATCTGCACGAGACATATACTCAGATGAATCAAACATTAGCTTACGCACACGAGCAGAGTTCGCATATTCATTTACCCAGTTCACAAGACCCTGTGCGAAATTCCTACCACGTTCTTCTTCATTCCCAATACGTTCACCACTAAATCCGCGAATGAGGTTACGATGTTCTTTGTGCTTACCTACTTGACTAGCTTTAGTTTCAATTTGTGTTTTAACATATTGAGCATAAGCAGGAGCAGGTTTGCCACTAGCAATAATTTCATTAAGAACATCCATGATTGACTTGTAATCGACATCTTGTTCTCGTTCACCAACATGGGCAGTAGTACGGGGATCATTCTGCATTAGACGGTCTGCGTATGCCTGTGCTTCTTTCTTTGAAAAGAAGGTAAAGTTACGTTCAAGCAGTTGACCATTTGCAACATGATCTACATAATACTTACCAACATTAGACACAGGAAAATAGCCCGGAACTTCTTTGATTAATGGAAGTCCTCTAGCTTTTAAGTCTCCATTGACTTTTTCTAACATCTTCTTTGAGACAAGTTCTACAACACGTACAAAGTTCTTTTGTTCTGCTGTTGCATTTGGAAAATACTTGTCAACATTCTCGTGAGGAGAAACACCATCACGATAAGCATCGACAAATCCCTCAATCATCTTAGCGATGTCTTTAAATTTGACCTGTTCAATTGCTTGAAGAAGGCTATCACTATTCTTAAGTTTGTCTAGTTTAAACAGCTTTAGGGGTTTATCACCAAAGTCAGCTTTGAACTGATCCTCCCCAACTTTACCAAACAAAACCTCATTCTTAAGTTGAGTAGCTTCATTTCTTCCACGATAAGCCATGTCAGATACATCAACAATGAGACGATTTTTTGGGAAGAAGTTTTTCAGTGCCCAAGGATTTAGAAAACGTTTAACAACCTCTAATGGGAAATTAATCACCTTGTTTAGAAATTCATTGGAGGAATGAAAACCAATGTCGCCAGTCTCGGTGGTAAAATTACGTGAGTTGTTTAACGTGTCACCTGCAACTGGTGTAGGAATAGAACTAATGTTCTCAACTGTATCAATATTAGGTGGAGGAAGATCTACAGGAGGTTCGCCATCACGCAAAGCTTGTTCGATACTTTCCATAGCACGATCAGCAGCACTACCCCGAATCAAATGCTCAGGAGGTGATTCAATTCCTGGAGTTTCTGTTGGTACAACTTCTTCTCGAACAGGAAGAACATCCTCATGACGTACATTAGCAAACTTCAGTAATTCATCAATGCTGGTAGAGTGTTCTTTAACTGTTTGTTGTAGTTCTTCTACCTTAGTTGTCTTAGAGGCAATTGCCTTTTCAATCTTAGACAATGCTGCTACCTGTCTTTCAGTTGGATTAGTTACTGCACGAAGTTCATCAGCAATCCCAGAGATCTTTTCAATTACTTGAACATGATCGGAGATTTCTTTTTGAATACGAACAATACTATTGTCCAAGAAGACAGCTTTGTTTACGGCATCCATGTTATTTGTTTCAGTTGTTGGTGCATCCTTGAAAGGATCGACAACTTCGGGTTTAAGTTCAGGATGAATTGTATTCATGAACTTCTTACCAAACTTAGTTGGTGTAGCAGCAACACCTTGGAAGGCGGCAGCCATACCAACCTTTGCAGGATCAATCTTACCATCCTGAAGGAGTTCAGCACCGGCTTCCATACCGCCACCAACACCTGCCATACCAGCACGCTGTGCACCAGAAGACAGAACAACCTTGCCAGCATCGTCAACCAGAGCGGGTAATGCCCCCGGTCTAAAAGCTGCAAGGTTAGGTGCTAGATGACCAGCAAAGGATGTTAATGGATGGGCTTCATTCTCTGCCTTGCGAGTTGCTTCATCCATACCCAAAGATTGTTTAAATTCCTCAGGAATGTATTGAGTGGCAAAATCCTGAGCAGTTTGTCCAGCCATCCCACCAAGAACACCACCCGCTATGCCACCTACAAGGCCGCCCAGTGGCTTTGCGAAGGGTCCGACTACTGGGAGTACAGGTGGCATGATAGAAGCGCCTACAGCGGCTCCCTTGACACCTGCTGCTAGACCTGCTGCTGAAGGTACAATACTCTCAACAAAACTCTTACCAAATGTTTTAGCTTGGCTAGGTTCTGAAACAGGTTCCTCGATAGATGAAGTACCAAGGTGCTTTAAGATTTTGCTCTTGGCTTCTTGTGGGTCAGTTGTTTCAATATCATATTGCTGACCTTGGTATTCATAGATAGGCATACGTTTCCTTAATCGAGTTTAATAACACCTGTAGGTGCTTGTGCTGGTGCAGGAACTAACTCATTAGAAGTTGGAACAGATAGACCATGCTTCTTGTAGATTACATTAGCTTGGTCACGATAGGCTTTTGCTAGTTGTTCATACCTACGAACAGATGCAGACAAATCTGCAATAGCAGCCTTTTGTTTTGTCTTATCAACAATCTTCTCAAGAATCTCACGCTCTTGTCGTGCAATATCTTGTTTGTTGATTAGTGCTTCATAGCGACCAGCTTCTGCATCATTCTTTGCGGCTAGATTGAGTTCAGCAACCTTAGTAGTATCACCCTTCTGTTGTGCATCATGAACAGCTTGGAGTCTTGCTTGTGCTGCAATGTTTGCAATCTCTAGACGGGAATCACCTTGAGCTTTGATCTCTTCCATACGGTTGAGATGTTCAGGAGTAGTTCCCAGAATAGTTGCCATCTGACGCAGGCGAGAACCTAATGGACCAGTTGATTGTTGAGGTTGTTGCTGTTGAATTGGTTGAGGTTGTTCACCACCTCCACCATTAGCAAGAGAAGCAACCAAACGTGCACGTTCCTGCGCCAGTTGACCAGTCTTATCACCATGCAAACGAATCTCTTTGTCAATAGTCTCTAGATCATAGTTCCTATCACCAAAGCGATAATCATTTCCCATAGAAGCTTTCATTGCAGCTTCTGTCTTTAGAATGGGAAGAGGCGTCATACCACGACCCTCATTGCCGTAGTTGGGGTTTACTGGGGATTGATACTCAGGTTGAGGAGCAGCCATCTGCGGTTGTTCTTGTGGAACATTCCCAATAGCATTAATATCCGCTTGTTGTTGTCCTTGGAATTGAGACAGAAGATTACTCTTACCAGTCTTCTGTGCGAGTTCGGCAAGAAGTGCTTTGATTTGTTCATCAACAGAGCTAGAGTCAATCTTGCCCTTTGCAGCAGAGGAAGCAAACCTACCCATGTCTCCCTGCATTTGTGCGGGAATGTAGTTAGGATTGTTCATCTGAGCATTGGCAACCATTGCTTCATATTGCTTCTTGATTAGATCTAAAGGATCACCAATCCGCGATTTTTGCAGTGCTTGTTCCTGAATCAGATTAGAAAGCTGGGAGGCATTGTCTGCACTCCCTGCATTAAACCCATGATACAAAGCCCCAAGAGCAAACTCAGGTTTGTATCCTGTTGCGATGTTTTCAATTCCCATTATCGACCTCTAATTGCTTGAAGCAGTTCTTGAATCTGTGGATTGTTCTCATAACTATTAGTATTGAGAATCTTACCAAGAGCATCATAGTAAGGTGAGTTGCCTTGAGCACCATACTGTTGACCACGCATCAAAGCTTCTAGACCACCTGCTTGAACAGGGCTGATGTTAGCACCAGAACGTGTGTCCCAATTGTTAACATCTTGTTGATAGTTCTGATCGTACTTCAATTGAGCAGCAGCTTGAGCAGCTAACATGGCAGGGGCAGTAGCATTGAAGTTATTGCGATTACCGTGCATAGCAGCTTGACGATTTAGAACATTACTGATCTGGTCATTGGTAGCTTTATAGCCGGCATCAGAGTTTGGATTCTGACGGAAGGATTGTAGTCGTTGGTTAGCCATAGCAGCTTGTTGCTGTGCTGCATCTCGCATTGTGGTTGCACCCGGAGTCATCATGCCAGCACCAGTAGAAGCAACATCATAAGGAGCAGCGAATTTGCGGACAGATTCCACAGTCTGTGGAATTTGCTGTGCCATCTGCTGATTAGACTTCTTCTCTTGTTGTGCAGCCATCAAACCGGCAAGACCCTTTAGGAAGGTGTTAGTTGAACCACCACTGCCACCATACCCACCCGTCCCACTGGTAAACAACTTCCCTAAAAAATCTGTACCACCTTTAAGCATTCCTGCCCAGTCAGTTCCAGATTGTGCTTGCATTGAACTATTTGGAGCCAATGTTTGGAAAGGTGTTGATCCCAATCCAAAAGTTGGATCGTTATTGTAATTAAACCACTCTGGATTTTCTGTGTTGCCCTGACCAAAATCCCATCCAGAAGATGGAGACTGTTCAAATTGGTTTGCCTGTGGAACAGTGTTTATGTTATTCCACTGATCTCCCCAATATCCTTGTGATGTTGATGTTTGATCTTGAATATCTCCCGGACCATATTCCCAGCCGGATGCCATCCCATCATCTTGATTACCGGGACCATAATCCCAACCATTGTATTCATCCATATTATTTCCTTTTTATTAACTACTATATTGATATATTAACATACATAGAAACAAATGTCAAGACACTCTATACCAAGTTGTGTTGGCACTTCTATATATCCAAGACGCATTTCCATTTTCTGCTATAGTAGTCAATGCACCATTTAGTGTTTGTCCAGCATTTGGACTGTGTGTTAAAGCTGTGATTTCCTGTGTAGATGTCACTGTAACTACTTGCTCATTTACAGGTGAGGCTGGCATTGTTAGTGTACCAGTTGCAAGTGTTCCAGCAGGTTCAATTACATAATACGAAGTTGTGTTTGCAATAGTATTTGTAAACCCTGTTGTTGGAACAACTCGTTCCAGTGTATTCCTAGCATTTCTAACTTCATTTGCAGTTAAATGGTAATGTTCACCAGCAGTGCCACCATCAAGATTCTGTAATTGATCGTGATCCCGTGTAGCAATATCAGTTATATTAGAACCTGCGAAGTTAATCACATACCAAGGTACAGAACCATTTGTTGAAATATAGTTACGTAATTGTCTATACCATTCAAGCCATGTAAAGGAACCCGGTTGATCATTAATCGGAGGTGGTGGTAGTCCAGTAGCCATTACGAAGTTCCTTCATCATAGACAAGTTCCAACGATTCTAGTCGCAACGGTTGGTTAGAGTTGTGACGAAGTTTCCAAGCACGTCGTCTAAAAGAACCCAGTCGTTGGAATGCTGGATAACCATCACTCATGTTAATATTTACTTCAGTTGACCATGTCTGATAATCATCATTTGTCCAAGACAATCCTACAAGATTTGTTGTAGTATAACTATCACCAACCAAACGAACGACAGAACCAAACTTGCGATTGTAGGTATCCATATCATATTTGTTTGTAACAATTTCAACAGTGATCGGATCGAGTTCATCACTGTATGCATTAGGGTCCAATCTATAAATATCACCATGAACAGAACTTAGTAGATATGCAGCACCGTCACCTTTGTCGGCAACATGGTTATACAAGAACACTTCATGCTCTAGTGCTTCTGTCCAAGAAGACCATTCATGCCACATCTTTTCATCCATGTCATACACAAGTGTGCGATGTTGTGATGGTAAATTAATTAAGAAGAATAGATGACCCTTAGTGCGAAAACCATATCCAGAAATCTGTTCAATGTTTGTTTCAGCATCAATAATACGTTCAATGAACTCATCTGAAATCTTGTTAGGTTTAAAACCTGTTAGACTCCACACAGCACGACCACCAGAAGCTGACTGACTTACCCATGCACAGAACTGTTCGTTCTGATAAATAGCCTGTGGTGCTGCTATACCAAACTGAATCACACCTGCATCATTTCGACTAAGAGGAGAACCAGCAGCATTAGCAGCATCATAAAAGAATTCTGTTGAGGATTCACCTAGAACAACTACTTGGTTATTCTGTCGAGCAAGAGCTAATACAGGATCAGGAAACATTTCAGCAGAGAGATACTGATCTGATTGCCATGAAAGTGGATTATCTAAATCACAGTTAAACACATCACTGCCCTTAGCTACAAGAACATAACCGTCAATAAAGGTTGGTGATGGTACATGTGGTGTTGGAAAATCTACATCAGTTATTTGGGTAACTGTGTGATCGCTTTTGACAATCCAGCCAACGGTCCCATCACATAAAAATAGGTAGTCACCCAAAACAGATGAGTTGCAACTGATGATACCGCAGTTGCCAGTTGAACTTGGTAGTGTAATCTTTTCTGTAACTGTTGTACCATCGTCTGTCACCTTATAAACTTTGTTTGCGATAATCGCGTAGAAACTTCCATAGAAATGAATGAGTCCACGACCAGCCCCATCACCTGCCACATTACACAGTTCAACTAGACCCGGACGTTTGTTAATATAAATCCGGGTATTCTCTAGTTGCTCAACCTTGCGAGTTTCAGGGAAAGCATTAATAAATCGCTGGTCCTTGGAACCACTATTTGTACGATTGGAGTATGCCCCGATTAACGGAAGGCGTACCTTCTTACGTTCTCCTTGACGTTGCTGCTGGGCCATTCTTTACTCCTTGTAATGTTCTTGCTAAACTAGTTGGTCCATTGACAGAT